ATCCAAAATTGCATTAATACGCGCACCCGAAGATTGAGAAACAGCAGTCGAAGCAGTCAAAGTCTGATTAGTAAAAACACCAAACCCATCAGAAGCAGCAGCCACAGCACGAGAATCATTATCAGGCGAATACGACATATTCCAGTCATCAATCTGACCAGTGAACTGCACAATATTATTAGCCGAAATACGAATCGCACGCTTAGGAATAATCTGACCATAATAAGGAGACGCAGCATAAGTAGGGTCATACTTACGAGTCAAATTATTTAACTGAATAGACGAAATACCAGCCGAATACGAGTCATCAAAACGGTTCTTACCCCGATTAATAGAAACACCATAAACATCAGAAGTAACGTCATAAAAAACCAAACCACCGAGACGGAAAGCGCCATCCAAAACACCACGAGTTGCATCATCCAACGTAAAGAATGAGCCACCACCGTTTGCAGTAAGGTCAAAACCAATCTCAACTTTGTAACTAGGAGAAGGCATTAAATAGTCACACTTCCAACTACACCAGAACGTCTAGCAGCCTGAATCGCATCATAAACAACCAAACCAAGCTCACTATCACTCTTAACAACCTTAGCGTTAACATTCACAACCACAGGTGCTTGCTCCTGTCGTCTAAACGCAGTGAAATTAGCCTGATTAGCAGAAGCAACATCAGCAGCCCAACCCGAACCAGTCAAACCAGCACTCATGTTACCCGGCTGCAAACCAACAGCAACATTCAACTGAGTTTGGAACGCAGACTGGAACGAATCCACCAAAGTCTGAGCAGCCTTAACCAAAGCATCCTTCTGAGCCAACAAACCACTAATAAAACCATTAGTAGTCTCCTCACCCAAGTTATACAACAAATCAGTCGAATCAGCAGCAATAGCCGAAGCAGCATCATTCAAATCAGTAAACAAACCATTCAGCTCATTTACAGTAGTAGACCCACCATCAACAATTGCCTGAGCAACAGCACCACCAGCATCAGCGCCAGAATCCAAAATCTGCTTAAACAACATAGGGTTAATACCCATAGCCTTCAAAGAAGCAAGATTCTTAGTGAACTTCTTAACCTTGTCCACCATAGTGCGGTAAGCATCAACAATGTTATTGTTCTTAATCACATCAACAGTGCGCGAAATAGTAATCTCAATACCATCACGCATCTCCTTGAATGACTCAGTAACCTGAGTAGTCTCAGAGTTCAAAGCAGAAGTAATATCAACGCCACCCAAAATAGATTGAGTAGTAGAACGAGCAATCTCAATCTTCTTAGTCAGAACATCAATCGCTTTAGCCTTCTGCAAAAGAATATCGGCTTGCTTAGATGCGTAATCTGACAAGAAAGTAAACGCATCCTGAGTTAGTTTCTTATCAGCCAAACCAGACTTTAAAGAATCAGAAATGCTATTAAACAAAGATGCAATAGCAGACTCATACTCGCCTACAGAAGCAGCACCAATCTTAAACAAATTAACATCAGCAAATGCTTTCAGAACATCATCAACAAAAGCCTTAGCTTCCTCAGCCTTCTTAGCAGCTTCCTCAGCAGCAGCAGCAATCTCAGCCAAACCATCTTTAGTCTTATTAAACAAACCCTGCAACTTAGTAGCATAACCAGCGCCACCAGCAAGAATCTTGTCAGCAGTCTGCTTCCAAGCATCACCAGAGCCAATAACAGACTCAATAAGGGCATTAGACAAACCAAGCTTCTTCAACTTGTTTGCATACTGTTGTTTAGCAACTTCTTCCTGAAGTTTGTCAAACCAACTCTTAACAACAGCACCAGCCGTCTTAGCAGTAGGGCTAGAACCTCCACTAAAATTCTTTAGCAGAGCATCAAGTTGCTTCTGAAAATCATCGGACAAAGATGCGCCCGGAGTATCAAAACTCTTAGAAGACTCGCGTCTCCACGCTGCAAGATAAGCCTGTTGAGCCTTCTTACCTGCTTCAGCAGCACCCTGAATATCCTGCGGATTAGCTTTACGATAAGCAGTAGCAGCATTAACTCCTGCTTCACGCATCTTTGCTTCAACAGTCTTAGGAATGTTCTGGAACATCGCTTCAGGATTAGAAGACCCAGCAGCAGCATTCAAAGCAATCATGGCAGCAGTCAAACCAACAATGGCAGACGTAGCAAAAATGATTGGATTTACTTTCAATGCAGCATTAAAACCTTCAGTAGCAACAGTCGCACCACCGGCAGCAACACCAAAAATACGAGTAGCAAGAGTAGCAGCAGCAGTCAAAAGGCTATAAGTCTTCATCGCTGAAGTAATACTCAAAATAGGGACAAGCATATTATTTAAAAATGGAATAAGAGCATTAACTACATTCAGCAAAGCCATAATCGCTGTAGTAAAGATGCTTGCCCCACCAGAAGCCTGTGGCAAAATTGCTTTCGCAAGATTAGCAATAATGTCCCCAACCTTCTTAAAAATCTCACCCATAATAGGCAACAAACCAACAAACAAAGGCTCTAACTTACCTGCAAGGTCAGCAAGCACAGGAATAAGGTTCTTACCAACAGCAATCTTAAAGTTGTCAAACGAAGCAGTAAGTTTCGCCTGCTTAACAAACAACGAATCACTCTGTCGGCTAAAAGCACCCTGAGCATCAGAAGTACGCTGATAAAGCAAAGCCAAACGAGCCATCTGTTGAGCATTACGTTGAGCAGCACCAGTCAAATGAGCCTGCCCATTAGCAGCCAAAATCGCATTAACTTCAGACTGCTTCATAGCGACACCGAACTTTTCAATCGGGTCATACTCACCACGGAACAACGCAGTCATACCAGTTAAGGCTTCACTAACGTCATAACCATAAGTAGTAGCCAAGTCAGTAGCCAAACCAACAAGCTTTTGAGTTTGAGAAGCAACAGTCTGCATAGGGAAACCTGCTTGCTTCAAAACAGAACCCAAGAAAGTAGAAGCCTGAGCAGCCTGAGACTGAGACATACCCAAAGACTGCGAAGCATCAACAAACTGCTGCATCTTCGGAGTCATATCCCCAAAGACAGTGCCTAACGCAGCAATATTACGTTCATAGTCACGAGCCTGAATAGTAGCATCAGCCATAAACGTGCCAATTTTATTGACAACAAACGAGCCAGCCACAGCACGACCCAAATTCTTCATCGAAGCACCCAAATGCCCCAACTGAGAAATAGCTGTATTGATGCCCCTGCTATCAATAGTCGAAACTACAGGTACAATAACGGATTTAGCCATGACAACCTATCTCAACTGACCATTAATACGGTCAACAGCCTTACTAACAACAACATCAGCCTGATTAATCATCTGCTCACGAGAACGCTCAACAGCAGGATAAACAAAACGAGAAGGCTGACCAAAACGACTCGTCAAACGCTGAGCCAACGCCTTACCCTGACCATTAATACGATAACGGCGAGTAACAATCCCACGACCAAACAAATTAATCTGATGCTCACGCGACAAAGAACCATCACGAAACTTACCCACACGACCAGTCATATCAAGCAAACCAGCCACAGCCGAATTAGCACGCAAACGAAGAATGTGATAACCCTTCGCCTTCTTACGATACTTATTAGCCTGAATAAACACAGAATCAACCGTGTAATTATTCTTAGTCACATTCAAAACACGAGCCGACTTATCCCAAGCCATACGACCACTGTGGTCAAAACCCGGTCTCATACCACCCTTACGAGGGTCTTTACGAGAACCCAAAGGCAACCGAGTAGAACGCAAATCACGTTTAATAGCCATCTGAGCAGGCTTACCAATCGCCTTCAACTCAGAACGCATCTCAGCAACCAACTTAGGCTCAATCTTCCTAAGCTCACGTTGCAAATAGCGATAATCAGTCATAGTGATTTGCAGTGCATTAGTCTGCTTATTCACAGAAGTTTTCATACTGACAAATCACCACCAATCTAAAACAATTCTACCGCCAGAAAGAAGAAAGCACCCCCGAAGGGGTGCTTTCCTACTGTTTACCAGACATTTGCTCGGCTCTCCACACTAGATACCTTTGCATTGTGAACAGCATCCTGTCGGATTCCTGAAGCAATAGGCTAGGGGCTATGCCAGTCTCACACGCTAATGAAGCAATATACCAATGTGTAGAGTGTTCACCGAGACCCTTTATTTTGGGTCGGACTCCGATGCGCCAACAGTAGCAACAGTTTCAATCCACTCATCAAAACCAGCCTTGACCTTACCCTGACGAGCAAGGCTAGAGTGAGCCAAGAACAACAAATGCGTCAGACGCAATTCCTGTTCCAAACGAGTCACAGAAATCTGAAACTTGTCCTCAAACTTTACAAGGTCAGAAGCAGAGCAGACCACTTCTTCCGAAGTTCCGTTGTCATATTCAACGCGCAGGTTTATCTTCATTGTTTATTCCTTATTAGGCGGTAGCGCGAGTAATAGCGCCGGTGGTTGGGAGAGTGATGCTGAATGACACAAGGTCTCCAGTTGATGCACTCAGAGGGGTGTACGAGTTAACAAGAACCACAGCAGTGTAAGCAGGGTTAGTTGCTGACACGGTTGATGAAGTTGGCTTGATAACAACGGTTGCGTTGGTGTTGAACAGAGGGTAGAGCAGAGCGTCTACTGCACCAGCACCGAAGTCCTGCATGAAGTCAAAACGAACGCTACCTGACTTGATACCACCAGTAACAGTCTTCCAACCTGCATCACCAAACGAAGTAGTCTCAACTTCGTTAGCTGACAGTGCAAGTTCAATACCGTTTAGGTTAGAACTAATGGCAGTACCATTCAAGGTCACGGATACATCAGTAGCCACGAACTTAGGCATAAATTATCTCCTAGCTTGCATAGCAGACAACACTGAAATCGGCTGCTAAATATGTTGTGTCGTTAACAGTCAAAGAACCAATGTTCCTCAACTGAGTCACCTTCAAGTCATAAACCAGACCATTAAGTGTCCTATTTGATTCTACCGCGTATTTGATAGAACCTGCCCCATCGCTAGCAACGTATTGGTCAAGGCTAGCCTGTGAACCACGAGCATCGCTGCGACCAACCAAGACAGTCAAATCAAAGTTGTAGATAGTCAAACCTTTATTGAAAGCATTATCGTATTCAATGTCCGCCAAATTCAAAATAGCAACTGGAGGATTAGGATTCTCAGGCAAAATATCGGCAGTACGCAACCCAGAAATAGTTGCCACATTCTGCATAATACCTGAACGAATCTGAGCGATAGAAGTCATTATGCAAACCTCAAACGGCGGTAAGGGTCAACAAGTTGAGCCACATCAGGGTCAAGACGTGACGAAACACGAATAGCACCCAAATCACCAAAACCAGCAACACCCAAAGGTGAATCCAAACGTTTATAGATACGACTTGCCTGAATAATACAAGCCTGCGTAATTACAGTAGGAACATTGGCGAAACCCCAAACACCTGTAACACGCACACCAGCTTCATCACCCGAAGTGGGGAACAAATATTTACCTACCGCTGAAATAGCGTTATATGGAACAAACATTCCATCAACATAACCATTCAAAGGATTCAACTGGTATTCGACTGCACTCCAAGTCACATCAAACTGACCATCCATACGACTTGAAGTTTCAACAGTAGAAATTGAAACAGCATCATCAATAGCAGTGTAGAAACTGTCCTGTGCAGCATAGTAGTGGGTTGCAGTTCCAGCGTTATAGAAAATGCGCCCTGCATAACCATCAATCAGACGAGAAGCTGATTCAACAGCCATCTCCAAAAGTGAATCATCAACATTGTCCGTAATCCGGAGCGCAGCCTTCACCTGACTCAAAGTCGCATAGCCGTTAGAAATACTCATACTCTAAGTCTACTTCCTATTCAGGATACGCTTTTTAATATCAGTACTAGAGATGCCCTCAGTATATGGAATGTAGACCAAACCAATACCTCGTTCATCCAACCAATCCTGCGTAAAGTTCATTTGCTTGTAATAGTCGCGTCTTGCCCAGTCAGAACCAATCACAATCAAATCTGGTTCTACAAAATCAATGGCAACAGTTGAGTCTTCGTCACCAAAGTTAGCGATGACATTATCAACACAACGTAATTCTTCTAAAACGGCTTTGCGTTCATAGAAAGACATTACAGGCGGTTTGCCCTTATATTTCTCAATAAACTCATCAGTGTTTAAAGAGACAGTTACATGACCAAACTCTGCACAACGTTTCAAAAAAGATATATGTCCGGCGTGGATGAGGTCAAAAGTTCCACCAGTGTAAACTCTCAATCCCAACGGTTAGCCCTTCTAATAGCCAATGACCATTCACCCTGCGAATAATCACCCTCAGTCATCTTCTTATTCATCAATCTAGCATTAGCAGCAAAAGACCTAGAGTTAGGTTCATGATAGCCACTATTCAAAGTCGAACTATTCTCGTGATGAACCTTTGCATCAATAATGTTCTTACGAACCCCATGAAAATCAACACGGCGTTCCAAATCATTATCATCAAAATACAAAGGATAAAAACGCTCATCATACAAACCAACCTTCTCAATCATGCCCTGCCCAAAAACAACAGCAGACCAAGAAGGAACAATATCTAGAAAATTGAGCGCATCCGTATCAACCTGCTCTGCAACCTTCTGCAAAGCACCAGACTCAAACCAAGCATCATCATTAACTAAAAGCCAATAAGGTGCATAAGGGGTAGATTTGATAACCAAGTTCCAAGCCCCCACAAGCCCCAAGCCATAGGGAACGCGGATAACCCACATATTAGAGACCAAATCAGGCTTGACTGGAGTCCACGACTGGCTACCCGAATTATCAACAATAACCAAATGCTCCACAGGATAGTCAATAGAAGCAAGCAAACGGTCAGCAAGGTCAAACCTCTTTAAAGTAGCAAAACCCAAAACAGGAATCATTTAAGCATCCTGCCCAAAGCAGGAAGCCAATACTTCTCCCAAACAGTCACGCTCACCCTCATACGCTTGACACAAAGCAGTATAAATATCAGGAACAGACGGAATCTTAAACCAAGACTTCTGACCCTCATCCCAGAACGGTTGCCCATCAACAAGCCAACAATCATCCGAAACCAAGTCCTCAGTAGCAGCCCAACCAGAGCCAATCACACGAGTACCACAAGCCTGAGCTTCAATAGTTGGAATACCAAAACCCTCACCCATAGAACAAGCCAACAAAACATCCATAGCCGAATAAATACCAGCCATATCAACCTGTTCAAACCCATAACGCAAATCAATCTGATTTGGGAACAGAATATTGTCTTGCGGAATACCTACAGAAGCAGCAAGGTCAAGCAAATTGAATCCACCATGAAAACCAATCGGCTCAGTGTGAACATACAAAACAGCATCAGGATACTTCTTCAAAAACAAACTAAAAGCTAAGAAATTCTCAGCAAAAGCCTTACGGTGAATCACACCATTCGCCTTATTAGCTGCAACCATACCAACAAGGAACTGGTCTTCCTTAATGCCCATAAACTCACGAGCATTCTGCTTGTTAATCACATCCGTAGGCTTATACACAGACGTATCAATACCATGCGGAATATACTCATGCTCAATACCAGCAGCAGTCAACTGGCGAACACCATTCTGAGCCATAGCAATTGGAGTCACATTAGGCTTATCCAACCACGCCTTAACTTTCGGCGGAATCGTTGTATGGTCTAGAGGAGTCCATGATGCAATATTCATGCTGTCCAAAGACTTGCCTTTCAAAACC